CTTCCGTCCGTGATGATCACGGTGTATGGCAAGCCTAAGAACAAGAAGACTTCGGATGCCTTGGCTACATTCCCAACGGCGCTTTGCCTGGGTGTACCCTCTGCTGTGACACTCGTGGCTCAGAATGAACTGGGCTTCACGCCAAGTGTTCATCCCAGCAGCCCTCGCACATTGCCAGACTTGGTGCGCTTGTTGCACCACCTCGGTGATTCAGGAGACGCGCAGAAGTACGGCGCCATCATCATCGATGATGCCAGTCACTTGTGCCAGCAGTCGATGCTGTACTGGCAGGACAAGGCACCGACTGGTCGCTCAGGTAAGAAGGACCGCTTCTATCAGTATCAGGAGCTCAACCGGCATCTACTTGAGATTTCCAGCTTGGCGCGTCACATTGGCGTTCATCTGTTGATGACGTTCCATGAGCGTACACCGGGCTCAAACGTGGATGGTCGCTTCTGTCCTGGTGGTCCTGATGTTCCAAGTCGCAATCAGGTGGAGACAATCCCCTCTTGGTGCGACATCAATGTACGGGCCATGATTGACCCGACGTACCCAGACCCATGGTTCCCCGCGGTTTACTACTGCGACCCCACCGACCCTGAGTGGGTCACGGGTGACCGTACGGGTGTGTGCTACGACAAGACACCAGGCAACATGAGAGAGGTGTTGCGAGCCAGTCAGAGCAACTACAAGCTTGACCGTGTGAAGGGCCTCGAGTGGCAAGATGAGATGGCTGACGCTGTGGCTGAGGCTATGGTGCAGGGTGCGTCGTCTCGCGAGGCCGTCACTGCTGCCACTGATGGTCGTAAGGAAGCTCAGCTTCACTTGCGCTGGGCGTGCCAGGATGGCATCGCTCGTGGCGTCTTGCAGTTGAGAGCTAAGAGATCTCTCTTTGATTTCGTGGCTGAGGAAGCTGAGGCGGACAAAAGTAAGAGTCCCTCGCTACCTCCTCCACCCCCCGCATCCTGATGGCATCTGTTGTCAGGACCCCGGACCTTGTGTCCATTACTACTACCAATACAATCGATAAGGAAAAATCATGGGTATCAAAATCCCCGGCACGGCTTTCAAGGGCGTGAGCTCTTTCGGCTCATCTGCTCCAGAGGCTGGCTTCTACGCCGTCAACATCGTCAACATCGAGACCAGCCCCAAGGACAAGCCCGGCACTCGCCGCTTCCACGTTCAGTTTGAGAACGGCTTCAAGATGTTCGAGTTCGTGCACCTGGCCTTCGACGACAACGGACAAGCTCTTGCAGGTCTGACGGAGAACCAGACTCGTGGTCGCATGGCAGGTCTTCGCACTATCCTTGAGTCTCTGGGCTACAGCGCTGAGGACATCGAGAACGCGGGTGAGATCAACGACGCTTGGTTCTTGTCTGGTCAGAACGGTGGTCGTCATGGCTACGTGGAGTTCACCCCAGGCCAACGTGGCGTGCCCGGTAGCTACAGCAGCATCGACCAGTGGACTACCAAGGCTCGTTATGATGCATTGGTGGCTGCAGGTAAGACCGTCAAGGAGACTGTGGAGGTTGCCGAGGAGGCTGCCCCTGCTGTCCCCTCTAACGGTGCGGCTGCTCCGACTGCTGGTGTCGCTCTACCTCCGCCTCCAAGCGCGGCGCAGAACATCGTCAGCTAACGCTATGGGTTGAGGTCAGTAGCAGCACTCTGACTTCAGCTCGGGTCACCACTACCAAGAGGTCCGGTGGTGGTGACCCTTTCCTCTGGACCTCATTGAGACAACGTGAAGTACGACCCACGAGACCATGGAGCTAAGTGTGATGAATGTCCACTTGGTCCAGGTCCATCCGGTGTTCTTCGCAAAGATGACTGGCAGCCAGTAGGACCGGAGCTCCATCACGGGGCAACGGTGCTCGCCGTAGCTGAGGCGCCGGGACCGGATGAGGTCATCCATGGCAGGCCACTTGTCGGTCGTGGTGGATCTGAGTGGAGCCATGCTTTGTCCAGCTGCGGTAAGCAGCGGACAGATATTGACCTTGACAATGTCATGTGCTGTAAGCCTCCCGGTCAATCGTCAGGTGCATGGCGTCGACTTGAACGTCGACTTGACTCGATGAATAAGGAGCGCGCGACTGAAGGTGAGCCTCGTATCCCCCATCCGTCAGAGTGTTGTGCTCCCAGACTGAAGGCTACAGTTGAGCGCTATGAGTCAGTGCTGACGCTGGGGCGTGTGGCTACGGCATCTGTCACGGGCAACGCATCCAGTATCTTTAAGAGCAGAGGCGGCCCACTACGTTTGAACGACGACAAGCGAGCGATGCCTACGCTGCATCCATCGTTTGTGCTCCGGTCTCCGGGTTGGCGTAGCGTCTTCCATTCCGATGTGTCTAAGGCATTCCGTTGGTTCAATGACAACCTACTGTGGACGGAGCCGGATACCTTGTGGCGTCCAGTGCCCCATGAGCTTGAAGAGTGGCTGGCTCAGCCTGCACCCTTCTGGGCCTACGATGTTGAGACCGACGGCATCGAACCCATGACTTGTGCACTACGCACCATAGCTATTGCCATCCCTGACTTGAGCCCTGGAGGCAAAGCCGCCGATGGATTTATTCACCAGAACTCCCGCGCTGTAGGCATCAGCTTTCTCTCAGCTGACGGGCACACTGGTTTCTATGAGCCTGCTGTTGAGGCTGAGCTGAAAGATATTCTCAGACGTGCATTCACAGATGGGAGAGTCTGGGTCGGGCACAACGCAGGTAGCTACGACCGTATGGTCATCGAGAACCACTTCGGGGTGACGCCTAAGCCGCTGGTAGACACGCTGTTCCCTGCTCGGTTCAGGGCACCTGACCTGCCTAAGGGGCTGAAGACTATCGGCTCAGTGCTCACAGATGTGGAGCGGTGGGAGACCACAGAGAAAGGCGACAGCATCGCAACGGGCACGACCGATGACGATGAGCTCTTGCGGTACAACATCATCGACACCGTAGTGAATGCAAGAATCGTTGTGCCACTCATGAAGGCAGCGGATGAGGCTGGGGCCTTCCGGCCACTACGTGAAGACTTCAAGCCAAACAACTGGTCAAGTGACCGCGCGTGGAATCTCAACGAGGTGGACCACGCAACTCAAGAGATGTGCGTGGACATGCACAAAAACGGTGTGTGGGTAGACCAAGCAAGACGGCGAGAGCTTGTCACCCACTTCTCAAAGTCAGTACATGAGCGTGAGAAGCGCATCGACGAGATGGCTCCGGGTATCAACCCAGGTAGCTACGACCAGATTCGTGAGCTGTTCTACACCGACTGGGGGCTGAGCATCCCGCCGCAGATGGAGGCCAAGGACTTCTACACAGAGACGGGAGCGCCCGGTACTGGTGACAATGTGCTCAGGTCTCACATCGCCAGCGGCAAGCTGAGTGAGATGCAAGAGGCATTCGTGCGTGAGCTTCGGCTCTATCGCAGGGAGAAGAACAAGATCCTTGGTACCGTACTCATCCCACTGAACCGACGGGACATGGACCCGAAGAAGGGATTGGTCTGGGAGGATGGGCGCGTCCGTCCCTCATGGAACGCTCACGTTACCAGTGTAGGTCGACTCAGTTGTAGTGGTCCCAACCTCCAGAACATCGGCAACAGGAAGGGACAAGGGCCACTCAAGACTATCTTTGCCGCACCACCTGGACGCATCCTCATTGGTGCTGACCTGGACCAGGCGCACCTCCGCATCATCGCCAACTACTGGAAGATACCTCTGCTGATGGAGTGCTTCCTACAAGGCAAAGACCCACACAACACACTGGCACATACCACCTTTGGTGAGCGCTTTGAGCAAGCAAGTGGGTGGGGTGACGATGGCTTCAGCCTCTACAGTAAGCCAGGGAAGGGTGATGCCAAGTCGATGCGTGACGTGTCCAAGACGCTACGGTACGCCAGTGCTTACGCCGCTGACCCAGCAACTGTATGGCAGGTGCTCACCTCTACTGAGACTGATGACGCTAAGCTGCCCTATGTTGGCATGACACTTAGAGAGGTCCGTGTCATGCACAACAAGTGGCAGCAAAGCGAGCCGCAGTGGGACGAGGCATGGAACAACATGCTGAGTATCTACGGGCGGCAGGGCTACATGGAAGAGCCCATCATGGGTAGACGCTCAGGCCCACTGAGTGATGGCAAGAAGCAGGAGGTGGTGAACTTCCCCATCCTTGCAGCCGAGGGCTCCGTGATGCGACTGGCTGAAGCCAATGTCCAAGAGGCATTCCCTCACCAGTTTGCTGGTCCCGGTACTGGCATCATCCATCAGTGCCATGACTCCATCGCAGTGGAGGTGCCGTTGCCTGCTGGGTTCGACCCGATGTGGGCACCTACGAAAGGAGAGGAGCTTCCGCCTGAGATTGAGAAGCTTAGACGCACAATGGAAGAAGCAATGACAATCACCATCCCAGGCTGGCCTGTGTCAATGACGGCAGAGGCAGACGTGGGGCGGACCTTGAAGGATATCTAATGGGACAAGCACGATACTTTCTCGCGCATGCGCGTCAGGACAATGACTTCGCCATCGACATGTGGACGAAGGAACTGACGACGCAGCTCTCTCGACCTGGCTGGCCTGCAAAGGTCACGCCGGGCCGTGATGATTACTCTGCCCGAAGTGCCGCTCTTGGTGGCTGGAAGGCTTGGTGTGCAGATGTACCAAAGGGTGAAGACTACCGAGGCGAGCCCATGTTCCACGGCATCGTGGTTCCAGTGGCTGATATGCAAGAGGCAGCGGTAGGTCGCGCCACTGCCAACCTTGTTGAAGGATTCCTGAACGCAGGTAAGTATGTGTTCGCCTGGTGCC